CGAGCAGCAAATGTTGCTAATAAGCTTAAAACTAATAAATCTTAATCAAAAGATTGAAATTTATTTGCATAATCAAAATAAATAATGTACATTTGTACTATAAACTTAAAAAAAAGATAAAATGGGAAGAAAAAAACTAATGACATTTGATGATTTTAATAAATCTCAATTACTAAACGCAGTAGATACAACATCTTGGACTGAAAATTACTTTGAAATGAAAACAAGATATGCTTACGATTATGATACTGATTCAAATCATAATCAGATGTTAACTATAGCTGGACTTCAATGTCACTTCTATAACAAAGAAAAAAGAGAATTAATTGATGGTGATGAAAAGTATATGTTACTAACTGTTAAATTTAAAAAGAATTAATAAAAATTATGGAACCAATAGACAAAGCAAAAGAGTTAATGAATAGATTTAATAACGAGCATAATTCTGAATTAAAATATTATATTATTCATCAATCATTAGAAGAAAGCAAAAGATGTTGTTTAATATTAGTTGATGAACTTATAAAAAGTTGGGATAAAGATTTATATGAAAACTGTGGAGCAAGCGAATATTGGCAAGAAGTTAAAAAGGAAATAATAAAAATGAATGGAGAAATAAAACTTTAGGGTTAGGGTTTAGTTTTCACCGAAAGGTGTGTGTTTTCAGCGGTTCGAGTCCGTAACTAGTGACATAGTTTTAAGGGGCAATCAGAAATGGTTGCTCTTTTTTTTTTCATTTATTTTAATAAAATTATGAACATTTAAGTTTTACTAGATATTTATTAATAAACAAAGAAACTATGTCAAACTTTAATCAACTACAAACAACACAGTATGGTGACCTAGGTGAAAACTTTATAAATGAATTTGCTACAGCAATGGGTTGTAAAGCTTACCAACCATCAATCAAACAATCTAACCCAGTTGATTCAATCAACGCTTGTAAGAGCAAGAAAACTGGTAAGTGGACCCTAGCATCCATTGAAGTTAAAACGAAAGCTAGAATGCTTTATTTTGAAACAACTGGATATGATAAAGTTGACCATGAAACTTATATGGATTTTCCAGCACCAGTATGTATAGTATTTGTTGATTGGTTAGAAGGAGCAATATATTATCAATGGGTAAGCAAACTTGATAAACATAAAATAGAAATGGATAAAACACCTAATTTAGTTCATTTCCCATTATCAGCAATGGAAATTTATAGAAAGTTAACATCCAAAGAAACAAAAGAACTAAAACAATTTGCAAATTCTAATTATAATTAGTATATTTGTATAAGAAAATAACATAAAAAATAAATGAATATGAAAAATGAGCGAAGCAACAATTCAATACTTAAAGAAAAATCACATAAACTTATCACAAGATGAGATAAGAGAACTATTCAAAGATAAAGAAAAGAATAATAATAAGATAGTAAAATCACAGATGGCATTGGTAATGAAGCTAGCAACACAGTACCAACACTTCAACCAAAAGAAAATGCTTGATGAAGTTGTAAGTGATTGTCTAGAAGGTCTAATGAAAGCGATGGATTACTATGACCCAATCAAACATCCAGATATTGATTTTACTGGATTTGCATACACTACAATAAAACAAACTATGTATCATTACAAAGATGAGAATAATTTAATCAAACCAAGTGTAAGAGCTCATAAAGGTCAACTACGTGAAGATGAACAATATGTAATTACAACAAAGTTTGAAGATATGAATAAAGTTGATAGAAACTTCTTAGACACATATCAAGAAACTGAAACTGGTGGATTGGTAGAAGATTTAGATAGATACAATAAACTATGTAGTGTAATTAATAATGTATTCAAAGATAAACGAGAGAAGAAGTATGCCGATATAATTATCGCTACGTTTGCATTAGGTGGAATAACTGATAAAGTTAAATTAGATGATATTGCTGAGATGTTTGAAGTAAGCAAACAATATGTTTGTCAAGTTAAAAAAGAAGGGATTAAAAAGCTGCAAAATAATAAAGAATTTATAGAATACTTAAAAGAAACTTATTATGAATAGAGAACAATTAATATTAGCATTGGATATGTTATTTTCAATAGCTGATGACGAAGAAGAAGAAACAAAATAATCATAGTTTATATTATAAAATGAAAGTGTTTAATTTATTCCATTTTTTGTTACACTTTTTTTTATTGTTATGATTATATCCGAGAGGGGCCGTTCTGGCCCCTTTCACGTTTTATAAACATTTTTAGTTGTTTTATATTTTAATGTATAACATCGTATTATGGCAAGAAAAACAAAACCTACTTATAAGAAACAAGATTTAATCAAGATGATAGTTGATTGGACTTGTGAAGGAATACCCCAAGCTCAGATAAAAACAAATGTAATGGAATTAGGATATGAAATATCTTATTTCTATACTTTGCATAGAGAAGCTAAACCTTTAATCAAATCAGCGTTGCAACATATAGTTGAAAACAAATTAGAAGAAACTATTGCTGAAATGGAAGAACAATATAAATTAGCATTAGAAGATGGTGATAGAAGATTAGCTAACGATATCAGAAAAGAAATCAATAAGATAAGTGGGCTGCACCAGCAAAAGTTAGATGTTACAACCAATGGTGATAGCATCAACAACATAAGCATAATAAAAATAATAGAAATACAAAAAGAATTATAATGCCAGTAACAAAATGTACAATAGATAACCAAGATGGTTACAAATGGGGTGAGCAAGGAAAATGCTACACTGGACCAGATGCAAAAGCTAAAGCAACAGCTCAAGGTAAAGCAATAGGTGATTATGAATTAGAATCATATAATGATTATCCAGAAGCTGCAAAGAACAATGCTAAGAGAGCTTTAGCTTGGGTTGAAGAAAATGGTTGGGGAACTTGTGGTGAAGCAACTGGTAAGGAAAGAGCTAATCAATTAGCCAATGGTGAGAATATAAGCAGAGATACAATAGCAAGGATGTCATCATTCAAACGTCATCAACAATATAAAGATGTACCTTATTCAGAAGGATGTGGTGGATTGATGTGGGATGCTTGGGGTGGTGATGCTGGCATTGAATGGGCACAAAGTAAATTAGAACAAATTGATAATGATGAGAAGTTTAATAAATTACAAAGGATAGTTGAATTAGCTAATGTAAGAGTGTCATTTGATTATGATGATACTGTAACACTAACCAAGGTACAAGATATCGCTAAACGTTTAATCACAGCTGGTGGTACTGAAGTTTATATTATATCAGCTAGAGATAATGCTGCATCAATGTATGCGTTAGCAAATAAGTTAGGTATACCAATGTATAGAGTATTTGCTGAAGGTAGCAATGAAGCTAAGATAGAAAAGATTAAACAATTAAATATAAGAACACATTATGATAACAATCCAGATGTGATTAGAGAAATACCAAGTATAGGAAAACTAATATAATGGAACTTGATATTAAAGTAACTGGAGTATTTACTAAAAACCATTTAGCACTTGAAGATAAATCATTAAGGTTCATCATCAATCAAGGTGGTTCACGTAGTAGCAAAACATATTCATTATGTCAGTTGCTTATCGTGTATTGTATACAGAATCCAAATAAAGTTGTTTCAGTTGTAAGGAAGAGTTTTCCATCACTTAGAGCTACAGTATACCGAGATATGATTGAAGTGCTTAGAGAGCTTAATTTGTACCAAGAGAAGTATCATAATAAAACTGAACATATCTATACATTCACAAATGGTTCTCAGATTGAATTCTTCTCATTGGATGATTCACAAAAGGTCAGAGGTAGAAAGAGAGATATATTGTTTTGCAATGAAAGCAATGAGATAGGATATGAAGAATTTATGCAGCTTAATATGCGTACCACTGATAAAGTATTCTGTGATTTTAATCCATCAGATACACTGCATTGGTTGTATGATTTGATTGAACGCAATGATGCAATCAAGATACATTCAACATACAAAGATAATCCATTCTTAGAGAAATCAATTATAAAAGAAATAGAAGAGTTAATTAAGGTTGACCAAGATTTCTATAACATATATGCATTAGGGTTGCCATCAAGAAGCAATCATACAGTATACAATCACCAAAAGTTTTATTTAGATAAACCTTCAACAAAAGAAACTATATTAGGATTAGACTTTGGATTCCAACATCCAACAGCATTGGTACGTTGTGATTTTAGAGATAATGAAGTATACGTTGAAGAGTTACTATATGAATCACATTTAACAACACCAGAACTTATAACTAAAATAACTGAAATATTAATTAGCCAAGGATTATCAAAAAATACTACAATAGTTTGTGATTATGCTAGACCAGAAATCATAGCTGACCTTAACTCTAATGGGTTTAATTGTGTCAATGCAATAAAGAATGTCAAGGAAGGAATTGATGCTGTTAAATCGAAGATATTACACATACACGATGATAGTATAAATATAAAGAAAGAGTTGAATAATTATAAATGGAAAGTAATCAATGAAAGAATAACTGATGAAGTAATAAAGTTGTGGGATGATGCATTAGATAGTTTAAGATATGCTATTTTATATCATAAGAAAAACTATAGTGCTGGTGGTGGTTATGACTTTATTTCAATATCTTTTTAATTTTTTTTATATATATTATGTTTTTTATCATATTTGCTTATATTTATTAGTATAACGATAAAATATATTTAAAATGATAAATGGAATATAAAAAAACAATTGACAATTACATTAATGAAAGATATGAATATCTTTACAAATGTGCAAATAACATCCTCTTAAATAATAAGAGAGCAATAGAAGCTGGTGACTTGGTATCAGAATTAGTGATACATCTTTATGAGAATGAGAATAAAATACAACAATACATCAACATGAATAAGCTTGAAGGGTTTTGTATAACTTATATGAATCTGAATGGTAAGTATGAATCATCAACATTAAACAAAAAATATAAACTACAATTTGTTGAACTAGATAATATAATGGCCAACAAGTTATCATCAGTTGATGAGTATGATTTAATCGATGTGGATGAATATGAAAAAGAATTAAACAAATACTTTACACAGAATCAAATTGAAAAGATACTTAAAATCGATTCAATACTTAATCAACTAACAATACCAGAGAAGATATTATTTGACGCATACTTTGTAAAGAACTTATCCTATGATAAGATATGCAAAACATATACTTTCTTCATTGAAAAGAATGGTAAGATAATTAAGTATAAATCAAAGAAATCAATTTATAATATGATGAATAGTCTAAAAGAAAAAATAAATAAATTATTAGGAAAACATGATAGTATTTAATATAATAGCAATAGCAGCAATAACTTACTTATTCATAGAATCAGAACCTCTTATATTAATTAAGAGGTTTTTGGGGTTTAAGGAAGAAAACTATAACCAATACGGAAAAGTTAAAGCATACATATATCGATTGATTACATGTGCTTTATGTAGTGGGTTTTATATTGGATTAATTTGGACCCATTCACTACAACAATCGGCACTAATTAGCATAGTTGCCGAAATAATAACTAGACTAATGAAAAGATTATAATTATGAATCCATACATAAAAGAACAATTAAAAGATTTAACTGATGATAACATCCAACAAAAGCTTGGTGAGTTAATATCATCTATTAAAGGTAATTATGCTGACAACAATCAAACAGAATTACTTTTCATATATCACAATAGGATATTCCCTAATCAACAAGAGCACACCAAAAGTTGTTCATCATGTAGAGAGAGAGTATACAACAGATTGAAAGAATATAATAATAAAAACATTAACCAAGAATAAACTATTTTAAATTATGAATAAGAATAAAAATATCAATAAAGGTTGGAAAGATGTAAAATTATATCAGTTACAAGAATTAAACTCATTACCAGAGTTTGATGATAAGATTGATATGATGGTTGAATACTTATCAATCTTATTAAACATTGAACCTACTGAAGTAGAGAATATGCCTATAAATGAATTGATGGTTGAGTTTTCTAGATGGGAGTTTTTAAAAGAATTACCAAAAGAAAAGAAGATTGATATCATCAAGATAGATGGTAAAAGATTTGGACTAATAAACTTATCTGAAATGACGTTAGCACAATTGGTCGACATTGAAGAATATATCAATGATGGTGGTAGTACAAAAAACCTACATAAGATACTTTCAGTTATTTATCTTCCAATTGATAAATACAATGTGTTTACTAAGAGATATACACTTAAACCATATGAACCATTACCAGAGGTTGAAGAAGCTTTTAAGCTCTTAGATATGAGCATTCTGTATCCAACAGCACTTTTTTTTTATCATATCGTTCAGACTT